AAGTCACTGGTGTAGAAGTACCCCATAAGCCCGGAGCTGCCAGTCGTAACCGTCTTCTCCCATTCCCCAACAATCATTGGGCTTTCAAAGGTGCTGCGCTCCTCCCGTTTGAACTTACGTTCATCCAGGAAGTATTTGACCGCCTGCAACTGGTCGTCCACGTAGCATCCGAACACAATGGTGTCGCAGCGCACAGAGGGGCCGCGATAATCCGGTGACACCATGATGAAGGATTCGCACCCCTCGCCGGTAAGCGCCGGAAACTTGAGCCGGCCAAACGACATCGGGTACATCCAGAGCCCCCAGTAGATCGGGCCACTGGATACCTGGGTGACATTACCCTCGTGGATGGCGATAGGATCCATTTCAAGGGCGTCCCAGTAGTCGATATTGGCACCCTCTTGGGCCAGAGACAGAAGCTCGTCAACGGTATGGCGCCGGATCTTGTACTTGATTGCCAGATCCTTGGGGCGATTGCCTTTCAGTTTCTCGTAAAGGGAGGATAGATACCGGTCAAGCTCCCGCTTTTCCTCAGCCCTTTTCTTTGGGTCGCTGGAAAACTCCCAGGTCAGAGGGATCCAGCCATGCTCCTCGGCAGCGCCAAACTTAAGTTTCATTTTATGGGCGTAGGCCTGAATCAGACCGCTGCCGCTGTAGTTCCAGCAGGTATTAAAGGCCTCGGTGCCCTTGCTGTTGGTTGACCAGCCGCTTGCCAGGTAGAAGGGGCTTTTGTCGTAGAAGCCCTCAATGTCACATACCTTGATAATTACGCCGGCCCGAAGCCACGCCTGAAAATCCTCTCCCGGGTCTGGAAATGGCTCGCCACTGGGAAGGCCGCCAAAACGATCCAGCAAGGCCTTGAGTTCTTCGTCTCCAACTTCCTCTACGTACTCCCTGAAATGCTCAGTCGCCGTTGCAGGGATGATCGGCAAAGGCATGGCGTGAACGCCGGAGCGATCAATTTGCACCAGCCAGGGCTTGTTAGCCGAGTCAAAGGAGACGATGTGGCATTTGCTGAATTTGTAGTCGTACCGGAACTGCCCCTCCTCGTCCGGAAACCCCGTGTAGCCTGGTAGTCGGGTATTGGTCAGCTGTTCCCGGATTTTTCTCATGTACTTCTCAGGCAGAACCATGGTGGCCTGCTCGATTTCGTCTTCCGGAAGCTCGGCCAGTTTCTGCTTTCCGTATCCGCCGACGACCTGAATCACACCTGCCATGGCGCCGCTGTACCAGGTTGGCCGGTGCCGGTGGTACTGGGTGAAGGTATAGATCCCTTTGATTTCAGGCTCGAAGTAGGAGAAGTCCAGCCGGTTCTTGATGACGAAGCGCTGAAGCTCCACTTCCTCGGGTGGAAGCTCGCCGTTGCGCTCGTAGCCAGACAGGCGCCTACGGGCCTGCTCGGTCAGTTTGATCTTGACGCCTTCCTTCTCGGCCTCTTTGACCATGTACCGCGTGATAACGCCAGAGTACAGCATCGGGATGTTGGTAGCGGCCAGTCCCTCGGCCTTGAATTCCGGGGTCTCATACTTCTCAGCAATGATAATCCGGAATGTCCCGCCCATATCGACGGCAATAGCCTGCCGGCCACTGGGCAGATCCCGAACCATCTTCATGTTGTCCAGCTCGGAAGCAGACTTGAAGTTGGTCAGGCTCCGCGCCAGCGACTCGACAGCGGCAGCATCGGCTTCACTCAGCTCGACCTGCCCAGCGAACCTACCGTATGGGCGAGGCTGGTGCATGGCTTATACAGTAAGACTTACCCGATAACCGACATCGTAGGTATCGCCATCCTGGAACACACGGGCTACCGGATACTTGGTTGCAGAAATCAGTGCGCCGGTGGTGCCGCCCCGGGTGCTGTTGGTCAGGAGTGCCGCGCCGGTGACGTTCAGCTGGGAAGTCGTGGCAATAGTCAGGCTGGCAACCGCGCCCATGTTGTCGATGGAGTTGCCGCTGGTATTGCTCGAAGTCCACGCAGGACGAGTCGGGCCGGTGTACCCCTCGGTCATGCTCACGATCTCGGAGGCTACGGAGGCAAAGTTGGCTGCCGTCCAGTTGTTCGCCGGTGCCGCGCTGCCACTGAACAGGGCCAGGAAGTAACCGGCGGGCTTCGCGGTCGCGCCCAGGGCCACGTTCAGGATGTGGCTAAGGCCTTCGTTGACAATGAGGTTCGGGGTGCGCTGCCAGTCTCCGCCGTTGATACGGTCGAAGTATTCACCAGAGGCAAGAACGCCTTGCTTGGGGAAGTAGACGCCCTCATTGGTGACATCGTACAGCTCTTTGTTCATGGCTTGCGCCAGTTCTTTGCGCAGGTTCATAGGGTTGCTCCTGGGTGTCCTATGCTGCGCACCGCGCAGCGTTGATTGATCCCTCGCGGGTATCGTCAGGTTACTGCTGTGATAACTTCGTGATCCAACACTACAGAGGTGCCGGTACGGGCCGTGATGCCGCCCATGACGCCGCGATGTAGTTCAACCAGCTGACCGCTGGCCGTTCCCAGGACATAACCGTTCTGGGCCAGCCACAGCGCCGCACCATCCCCGCCGGCGCCAAGGTCGGAGCCAATAGCGTCCGAATCCACCAACACGCAGCTGTCCGGCACGGGTGGTTTGGCTGTTTTGCGTATCACCGTCATCTGATCCAGGTCGGAGCCCTGCAAGAACGCTACGTGATCCACCTGGCCTACCCATATCCCGCCGGTCACGGGCTGAAGGAAGGTGATACGCTGGGGCATCTGGATAAATCCGTGCCGCTCGTCGTGAAGGTGGTAGGCCAGCGCTTCGGAGAACCGGATAACATTGGCCTGGGCTACCATGACTCGGCCTCGCCAATACTTCAGATACTTGCCTGTTTGCATTCGTGACAAGTAACGAAAACTCGACGACTTACCAAGTTTCGGAATGGATGGGATTGATACCAGGCTATTCTGTGCTGGGTAATCTTTCTCCCGAAGCAGCTCCTTCCCGTTGGCCTTGGTCATATAAACGCGAACACCGGTGGTCACACCCTCAAGATCCAGCGGGAAAGTGATGCTCAGACCGCCCTCCTCCTCGATCTCAACAAACGAGGCCTCAGACAGTGGAGACTCAAGCCCGCCCCGGAGCCACGCGATAGCCACGCCGTAGGTGCCAGGCTTCATAGAGCCGGAGCCCACCGAGACAAACGGAGCCGGCGGAGCGTCCAGATCCATGCGCGAACCCTTGGAGCCGTTGTAGGTGTAGATCCCGTTCGGGCCGGCTGCCATAACCTGATTGTTCACAACCTCGTGGTACACCTTGCCCTTGCCAATGAGCGCCAGTGGCGCACACTCCCAGGTCTGGGTATCCAGAACCCTTACCCATTGGTCTCCCAGGGTGCCGAAGACATCCTGGTGAAGCGGGCTCTGCCACAGGTTTTTAACCGGTGCGTCCGTAACCTTTTGGCGCCCGGGGCGAAGCTCGATTTCGCCGGCGGAGTTCACTTTTAAGTTAACTGCGTCCCGAACGTAATGGCGAGGGGAATCCCCCGCCCGAAACAACTCCTTGTCGTCGGCCTCGGTGTTCATGCCGGCTACCGGCATCAGGGAAATATCCGGCATCAGAAAGCTCCTTTGCGGTACTGGTCAGCGTTGCCGTCTGGTGTGATGAAGTGGACTCCGTGCTGGATATTAGGAACTCCAGCGGCCTCGCCGTCCAAACCTACAGGCTCAAGATCCTGGGCCGGCGGTGTCGGTATGTAGGCGTTGCGCACTCTCATTCTCTGGTCAAACGCAGTCAGCTCGTACTCGCTCACAAAAGCATCGAACCCTTCCATCACGAACCCTCGAACCCTTGGGGAAACCCAGGGCTCGCCGTACAAAGAAGTGTCCACCCCTTCCGGAATCGTCGGCATCGGAGGGTGAACGGCCAGGCCTTGATACTGATACGGGCCGTGCGAATCCCTTATGCCCATGCGTAGCATGTTGGAGCCCTTGGCCTGAACCTCTCGGTTAAGATGCTCAACCCGCCCACGACCAAGGCCTGAAGGGGGTAGCGCTTCGGCCTCCAGGAATCTTGGGCCATCGTAAGGCTGCCGACTCAGGTTGTGTTCACCAAACATCAGGCCTGAACTCCCGGCGAACTGTACGACCTCCTGGGTGCCGTCGCCCAGCTTGTGCCAGCCCATCCAAGGCTTGCGGATGCCGGACACCTGGATAAACCGCTTGAGCAACTGGGCGCGAGGCCTGCCAACGGACGACTGATTGATGCCGTGCTGCCGAACCAGGCCGCGCCAGGTGGATACGCGAGGCTTCCCAAAGATCTCGCCTGGTGGACGGTTAGGCCACTCGTTGATTGGCCGCCAAGCGTTCGGCGGGTGGTTGTCGGCAGCCTGTTTCGGCTCCGGCCTGGCCCAGATAGTGTGCGGCGTTACCCTGGGCTTTCCGGCGGCGTAGCCATCCGGCCCCGCGCCCGCCGTCACTTCCCGCAGCTTCAGACCAACAATGGGCTCGCCCACCTCGTCCTTCAGTTTGTGGCCGTAGTCCACGATGATGGCGTTGCTTTGCAAGAACGGATCTCCGAACCGGTCTCCCTCGAAGCCTTCCACGTACAGCACGTACTGATTCATCGACGGCTTGGAAACCTGGCTCCGCGTATCGGTGCCCGGGAATCCCTCGCCATCCAGATCTATGAACTGATCGGTATAGGGCGGCTGCCCCGTCTTCGTGACTTTCAGCTTGTCACCGAACAGCCAGGCGTCGAAACCCTCAATGACAATGGCGCGGTCTCGGTCAGCTATCGTGGTTCGTCCGAACAGCTCCATGCCCGAGCCGAAGGGGTCTACCGGTCGCCACTCAAGACGAACCAGGGCATTGCCCCACTCATCAGCAGCCCGGCCACGAGTTCCCACTTCCGGGGTTAGGTTGCGCAGGTCTGCCCAGCCGAACAGTTCCTTGTGCGCCCAGCGGGTCGTAATCTTCTTGAAGTGGATCGACAGGGACGGGAGGCCGCTTGAAGATAGATCCTCGCCAATGCCATCCACGTACCGGGTGTATAGGTCAACGGTGTGAAGATTGATCCTGGGTGGCGCAATGCCGTACCGGGGCTCAAAGGTCAGCTCCCGAATCCGGTCTGCAATCATGGGTGTGCCGAATAGCTCGGATTCAAACCCGCCAATGCGGTCAAAGTATCGGCGCGTCTTCTCGGCTTCAGCGACACCGAACAGGTCAGCCCGGTATCCCGCCGGGGCAATCACAAAGGCATCGTTGTAGATCCTTGACCAGCTGGACAGGTACGGCGGCTCCAAGCCCTCTATCGGCAGCTTGCGAATGCGGTAGGCCACCATGCCAGCCTTGTAGTAATCCGGTTCACCTGGCGCCTCAGCGCCCGGGGGAAGAAGCAGCCTGGCGTTGTGGTAGGCCAGGGCGTAGCCGAACTTGTCCATCGCAGAACCGCTGGTTCTAATCGTCTTGGTGCGATTTTCAACCAGCGTCCAGCGCGGCCAGGCCGGCGGATTCAGCTCACTCTCAACGAAGTAGTACAGCTCGATAATCTGGCGCAGGTTGTAAACCAGGCCATCACCCCATTGGTCGTTGGGCTCCGTTCCGGTAAAGAAGCTCGGCGGCGTAACTACGGTGGTCTGATTCCAGACCGTAGCCATGCCATGCTTTTCCTGAAAACCCTGGGGATAGAGTGACTGGCTCAGAGGCTTAATGCGGGTGCCAAAACGCAGCTCATCGAAGCCGAACGGCTTGAGCCAGCGAGTGCTGCCAACGGTGTGAACATGCTCGAACTCCCTGAAATAGCCTACAGGGAAGATAGTTCGATCCCGATTCTCCGTTTTTGGCCTGCCAACCTGGTGGTGCGCCTGACCAAGCACGGCGATATGACGGACGCCATGGTTAACAACAGGCTCGCCATAGCGGGCATGGGATCGGCCAGGAACAGATACGCCTCGATACCGGAACCAGACTGTCGCCTGCCCCATATCCAGGCTCTCGAAACCATCCAGCTCGAACTCTCGAATCCGGCGCCAGACCATCGGGTAGCCGTATTTGTCGTCGTCCTCTGTCCACTTCGGGAAGATCGACGGCGTTCTGTCCAGCGCGGGCTTTCCGGTGCCTGTCTCATCCCAGCCGCTGCCGTAAATGTAGCGCACGGCAAACCCGATACCGACAGGGCTTGGCGGCTCAGGCTGGATGCCTTCAGGCAGCAGGGAGGGCGTTCCGTTCTCAACATGGGTGCCGCCAAACTCCGTGGCAATAAATCCTCGAAGCTCCAGGGCTCGTCGATTGCTCCGCACCTCGGCCCAGTCGGAGCCTTCAAAGTAGTCCTCACCAGGGACAATGATGCGCAGGGAGCGGTTTACAACCAGGATGTCGCCAAAGATCCCGGCGCCCAGTACCGGGGCCGTAAACACCACCTGGGTTGGATCGAATACCTTGGGATAACCAACCAGCTCCGCCGCAGAAATCCCTGCCGGAAAGACCAGCTTCGTCCAGTATTCAATGGAATGCTGCCCCACCCGGGACGACTCCCAGCCTTTCGGGTATGGCGGGAACTGAACCAGGGGGTCGCTGAACTTGGTGCCATAGATTCCGGCAGGGTACAGGATCCTGGGGGAGACTCTGAGGCGCCCTATCCCGCCCGGGGCGATACCGCCCGCCTTCTCGACCGGCTGATCGGCCATTGAGTTAATGACAACCGGCTTACCCTGGGCAGATTGCAGTCCGAGTTTAGGGTATAGGTATCTAACGCCCCCTCGCAGGTAAGCTACGCCATAGCCGGAGGCATCAAACCCTCGAAGGTAACGCCGCTGAAGCAGGTTCCAGATATAGGGCTTGCCGAAGCGTTCGCGCTCGTATCTCCAAGCAATGCCCGGCGGCCAGATCTGCTCCCGAAGGTTCTTGATAACAGGCTTGCCGTAGACATCAGAGCGGATACCGCCGGCTGCGTAGTACCGGTTCCGGTTCCGGATGTCCGTGTTGCCGTACTTGGCACTGGG